GTTGGGCATACCTGTGTTTGGTGCGTATGTCAGGGTGCGGAGGGATTTTATTAATTCTTTGCATCTGGGGTGGATTAAAGTTCTGCGTTCACCCATTGCGTCATATAGTGCAGTGTTTACTGCGGTGATTTTGTCTCGTATTTTCCAGGGGGAGCGTGGGGAGGATACTGTGAATCCGCTTTTGCGTAGGATACTGTGGTCTGTTGATCCGACTCCTGATGTTTTTCGGGCTGCACCCGTTGGGTCGGGGCAAGCTATGACTCTGCGTTCCACACCATATCGGTCTACGACTTCTTCTGCGAAATCCCAGGTTGTTGCTCCGCCCGTCATTATTATTTCATCGAAGATGTAGAGGATGTCGCGGTGGCGGACAGCACAGATTCCGCAGAGTGGATCTACGTTAAAATCGACTCCCAGGATAAGTGGGGCGATGGATATGTCCTGTGCTTCGGTGGAAATGTTGGAATCTGAAAAGGAGACTGCAACGAGACCAGTGAGATTTTCGAAACTTGCTTCGAACTCCTGTTTGAATGTTCTGGTGTCCAGTTGGGATTTTGCTGCTTCGACTTCTTCTGCTGGTACGTTGCCTCCGTCTATGGTGGTGAAGCTCCAGCGTTTCCAATCACCGCTTTCATCTTCGGGGACGTAGCACCATAAGTCGTAGAACCATGAGGCCGTTCCATCGGGGGTGGAGATGAAGAGTGCCCAGCCTTGTTTGTCTGCGAGGGCTGGTCTGATTACCTGGAACCAGACATCGGAATCCATGAAGGCTGCTTCGTCAAGTACTACTCCAGCGAGGCTTCGGCCTCGGAGGGTGGTTGCGTTTTCGGTGCCTTTGAGTTCGATTAGCGATCCATTCACTAGTTCTATTTTTAGGTCGGTTTCGTTTTTTGCATGGACCCATTGGGGTGGGATGAGTTTTTTGATTTCTTTCCAGGCGATGTCTTTTGCCATGCGGTAGGTTGGGGCACAGTAGAAGTAGGTTTCGCCAGGGCGGTCTATTGCAGCTTTGAGGAGTTCGATGCAGGATAAATAGGATTTTCCGAATCTTCTGCCAGCGACCAAGACTCTGAATCGTTGTTTTGCGTTGAACACCTCCCCCTGTGCCCAACGGAGTGATAGTTTTTCGGGTGCGTTTACGCTCATGTACTACATAATAGCTTCAATTTTGACAAAAATCCCTGTTTTTATCGACTAAATGGTGTTTTTGGGGTTATTATTCAAGTATATGTAGCATTTTAGTCTGTGACTGATTCTATTCTTCGTACCCCAAGTGGGCAATTTACATCTGAAAAAGCTTTAGCAGAAGGCAGAGTATGTGGAAAGAGAAATCCTGCCATTGTTGTAGAGGCCAGGAGACAGAAGTTATACAAAAGACAGCTTGAGGGGTTGACTGTTAGGCAGTTGGTTTTAGATCACGCGTCCAAAGAGGGAATTGGGGTGGAGACTGCTTGGCAAGATTGGAAACAAGTTAAGAAATGGAACGAAGAGGATTGGGATAAAGATAGAGAAAAGATGATTTCACGACTCCAGGGAATGAGGATGAGGTTGTTTAATCAGGCTATGAAGAGGGGGCAGTATCAGACTGCTGCACAGGTGCTGGATTCACTCGGTAAAGTACTAGGAGAGAGTCAAGAGACAATTAATCTAAACACTCCACAATTATCGATTCAGGTGGAAGCGAAGCAAAAGTAGTATTATTTCGTGATTTATCAGTAAGTTCCCTGTATTACTAATATTTTTTAAAATTTTTGCAACACTGCCCCGTGTGTTTGCTGGCTGGTTTGCTTGTTGGATTGTGTGCCTATTGGATTGTATGGAATAAAGACAATAAAAAAAGCTCGCGTAATATTGCGAGCTCGTAGGATTGTACGCGCTGATTAATTTATCCTAAGAATTTTTTAGCGCAATAATTATTATTGATTGTTGGATCCTGTAAACATTCTTTATATGCTGGGCTGTCGGTAAGTTGTCCAGCGAGAATAAATCCAGCAATAAAAATTATTACGGGTGCAGCTCCTCGAAATAAAAATTTTTTCTGTGTACGTGGGATACTGCAAAAATTACGGGTTTGATCTGGTTGATTGTTCATGAGTTCGCTATGGGTAGAGGAATAAAAACTAATTAATAAAATCAGGATGTAACCACTTTTTTAATTTGGTTTGTTGTGGGTGGTTTTGTTTTTCTCTGTTTAGTTTTTCTTGAGCTAATTTAATAGTTTCACTTAGTGTTAGATGTGGACTCCAATTACTTAAGTCTTGGAAAGTTTTAATAAAAAACTTTTTTTCGTTTTCGTCTGGTCTTGTTAATGACATAATTTTTTTATGCGTGGTTAATAGTATTTTTTAAAAAGATGTAAATAAGTGTAATTACACAAATTAAAATTATAAAGCTTTCCATAATTTATAAACCCATTTGCATAATTTTTGTTCCGATACTTTCAACCGTGTCTTGTTGTTCCAGGTGTAAGAAGTCTGTCGGATTGATAACCTGTTTATTAAAATCAAAATATCTTGATTTTTTTGGGATATCAATAAAAATATCATTTATTGTTTTTGCTTGTTTAACTTCTCTCATATCAAAACATAACCAGTAGAAACAATCTAAATATTCTTTTTCTCCATTAGCAAATAAATACTTATATTCGTCACAACTATCATATTTTAAATACTCTTTTACATCATCATG